TTAGATTGGTTGCAGTTGAGGATTGACTTGACATGTATTAGGGTCCACTAAAATCTGAAGGAAGATTTGAATATGCATTTTGTATGTTATTAACAGTGATAGCATTGTTGATAGCATTTTGTTCAGCAAAGGATCCGGCTGATCCAAACGCTTGGTTGACTTGGAATCCTTCACCGTTTAATGCATTATTAAATGATTGATTGAGATCGCTTGCTGCTTGCGACACGCTTGACGAAATTTGACTAACTCCGTTATTAATTGCATTTGTCAATGGATTTATAACTGTATTATTAACGTAGTTGACACCTTGATTGACTTCTCCAGCAATAAAATTTGAAGCGGCATTTACTGCAGTGCCTACCACAATGTTGGTCACACTATTTTCAATTGTTTTTAACAACTGATTTGGATTAGTAACTGCTGCGGCCAACAACGTTCCTGTTTGACCAAATTTACTAGCGATAACTGATGCAGTCTGAGCTGCACTTAATCCGGTGGGTATACCAGAAGCAGCCAGTGCTCCAGCTAATGTTTGATTTTGTGCAGCAACCAAGGTACCACTGGTAAAATTAAAGTTAGAGTTTTGTGATATACTAGGAATACTATACCCACCATTATTGGGTTGGGCAGCTGCCATACTGTTTTGTAAATTAGCCAGTGCCGCAGATACACTAACCGAAGCACCAGTAGATCCGCTAGCGCCTGTTACTGCAGATGGTACTGGTGGCGGTACAGGCGCATTGGCAAAATCTGTAACTATTTGAGATTGGAATCCTTCAGGTATACTGCCAGTGTTGCTCCAAGGACTAGAATTAACAGCATCATAGGGACCGCCTTGGCTATCGTAGTGTAGGTCAATAAATCCACCTGCGGTATTTTGTGTTACAGATCCACTGTAGTATTTGACTGTTTCAAATTGTACTGACATTTCGTGCTGGAGCAAATTGGTATTTTCTCCATTGGCTAGGTCGCCATGTCGAAAGCTGGTAATAATTGGATTTATTAATTCATACTCATCAAATTGCTGTTGGTATAAACTGTAAATTCTTATGGCCTGTATGTATTGATATGGTTGTAATTGTTGTGCAACCTGCTGTTGTATTGGATTAGAGTTACTGGGTTGTTTGGGGCTATATCCCCAACCAGTAGCAGGACGACTTTGGTATTTTGAAGTTGCTCTATAGGTACTGTCTACGTAATCACTATCTCTATAATAGAAACTGTAGTAATCGTACCAAAAATTCAATATATCGTCAGACTGATCATCATGGAACACAATTGTAACCGGATCATATTTGATTGCATTTTGCACATAGTTTTTGCGATTATAGGCATTGTGCTCTCTGACCTGTATAGTATACTTTGGTAAAGTAACACTTTTTACCAACATGCCCATTTCTTGTGCAGTTAGTCCGGTGATGTTGCTGATATTGGGGTCAAAATCAAATTCAACATAGAATAAAAATCCATACTTGGGACTAAGTCTATACTGACTATCAGTGAATATCCTGGCCGCATGTTGGTAGTCGCGTAAGACTACTTGACCTTGCGTGCCATCATCTAAAGTTCGTGTTGCCATAATAATATTTAGTCCATAAAAAAACCCGGGTTTTAAACCGGGTTTGATGATGTTTATTATAAACTATTATGGTAAAGCAGTTACACCAGGAGTTTGTGTAACAACTGTTGTACCAACACCACCACCAATAGTTTGTACTGCATTGTCAAATTTAATTGTTAATGCAATTTGAACTTGGTCGTTGCTGTTGTAAGCCATATCTCCGTAGTCAACTTGACTCAAGAAACATCCATCCAATTCCCATGATTCAAGAATGTTTGGAGTTGTTGTTCCGTTGCCGCCGTCTAACATGTCAAATGTCAACTGAAATTTGTAATTTACACCAGCACTGGCACTGGCCTGTTCCAAAAAGTCAAATTGTTTCTGTACTTGACTACCAACCAATTGGCTTACTGCTCCTGTGGCATCATCGCGCAAATTGATTGTGGTTTCTTGCCACTCAGGTTTGCCTTGTAGGTAAATCTTTGAGTTGTATACATCAAGAGTGATCGGGTTAAAGTTAACGCTGGGACGCTTGATATCAACCACTTGTTTTGTTAGTTCTGTTGTTTGTCCGCCTACACCAAAACCAATAAAATTAGCACGGAATCTGTATTTTAGTTTGGGCATCAACAGGCCTTGCGGGCCTGATTGACTGCCACTTAGTGGTACTGTGAAATTGTTTAAACTTGCTACTGCCATATTCTTCTCCTGTTATCCTTATTTATCTATATTAGGTTGACGATTTACCTAGGCTAGCAACCGTTCCGGGATTGTAGATAGCAATAGGAATGTAAATAAACTCAACATCTTTCATTGGCTCGATAGCAACGTCAACATAAAGTTGGTTGTTAGCAATCACCGATGATGTGTTGTTGCTGGTATCACAAATTACCAAGTAGTCATACAAACCACGTAAACTCATTACGTTGTTGAGTGCACTTTCAATTTGTGTAGCAATTGACTTGCGTGTAATTGCATCATTGGGTTCAAACAAGTATGAATTACTTACACTTGCAAATATCTTGCGCAAGTAGTTTTCTAGACGAACTACATTGACACGATTACGTGCAGTTGTATCACCGCTACGTGTTTCTTGTCCCCAAACCACTAGTCCTGTACCAGGCAATTGTGTAATTGGGTTAATATTCAATGTGTACAATGCATCACGCAGGCCTTGGTTGATACCATTGTGAATAAATGCGCCAGACACTGAATCAACATATCCAATATCGCTCAAGTTGCTAACATGACCACGATTAACACCAGCAGGTGCAAACCATTGATAAGCCACTTGATCATTGTACAGGTATGTACGCAATGCAGCATGACTTGCTGGAACTGCTACAGTATTACCTGCCAAGTCGGTGGTTAAACCAGCTGGATAGTAAACTGCCAAATATGGACTAGCAGTACTCAATCCTTTACCTGCCCAGTCCCCAGAATTATTATTCCAATTAGTCAACTCTGTAGCAGTAGGTTGTAGTGTCATTGGTGTATCGCCAATGATAAACCCAGTATCGCCACGATTGTCGTTTAGTGTCACTAAACTTGGAATCAACTCTGGGTAGTTAGGTGCAACTAACAAGTTGAATCCGTAGTTGGAATCTAAAATATCTGTGTTGCTATTAATTGCAGATTCCATAGCAGTAACGATCAAGTTACGTTGTGCAGCTGATCCAGCATACATCACACCGTACTGATTGTTTCCGCTAACACTGACCCATGTGGCTGCTACATTTGGCAAAGTGCCTGCACTGCCAGGAATTGATCCAGGATTTGGGAAACTGGTTGAATTGAAATAGTTGGATTTGAATTGTTTTACATTGAAGCCACTGCGACGTGTGTTAAACAACAATGCGCCACGTGGATACAAACGATAATCAGGTGCATCTTGATCAATGTAGTTGCTGAGCAACATGGAACTGACAGCAGGAAATGATTGAGTTGCAGGATCTGTTGTTCCTGATGTGTCCCAGCGAGCATCAGCAAATATAATGCCATTATTTGATGTATGGTCTGTGTTGTTGATGGCTACCCAGCTTGTTCCATTGTAACGAGATAAGTTTGGATAGTTAACCAAGTCTGAAGAATTCAACCATAGATCTCCTGCTACTAGTGCAGCACCAGACACTTGACTGGTAGGAGCAGTTGTGCTGACAATAACACCAGTGGGATCTGTGGCAGTTAAATTATATCCACGAGCATCGCTACTGATATTTCTGTAACCTTTCCAACCATTGTTATTGATCATGATATCTACATCAGCAGGGTTGCTATAATACCATAGTGTACCATCCAATGGCTCAGCCGCTGGTGTAGTAGCACTGTATATGGTTTCTGCAGTTATTGCTGACCAATTGGTGATGATCAATGAGTTGTTAAACAAATTAGTGAATCCAGCATTGGTTAATACAGTTGATGATCCACCCGAACCTGCAATCAACACAATTTGTCCGCCAGTGGTATGACTGACAGTAATGGTACCATTGCTGTTAACCTGTGCATTGAGATAAGGAATATTTGCATTCAACAGATCACTAACAAATGTACTAGCTGATGATCCTGATGTGGTAATTGAATACTGAGTAAATGTTGCACTACCAGGGCTGGTAATTTGAACTGTTAACTGTTGGCCTGAAGTAAATGTACCTGCAGTAGACGTTGTAGCCGAAGATACTGTATTAGGTAATTGCACAAAAAATCTAAGTTCATTGGCATATGTGGAAGTTGTTGGGAAAGTAGCAATAACCTGACCGTGCTCAATATTTATGCCACCGCCTGTTGGATCCAATCCATAAATTGCTGTGGCATAGCTGGCAAACAATGGTACAGACAGTTGATTAAATTTTTTCTGCGCGGCGCTGTATTGTGAAAATACAGGATTCCACCCTCCACCGGTACTGGTTGTTTTCCACCAAATACTACCAGTTGGGCGTGGAGTTGGATCAGTGGTGAACCAGCCACCAGCAGGATATTGTGCATAGTTACCATAGAACAAGTAAGGGCAGTATGCAGTTGCAGTGCCGCTTGTGCTAGCAGTTACCAATCCACATTTGTACAAAGGACTGTTTGTTCCGTCGGTGATGATCAATTTACCATCGGCAGTGCTACCGTTACTGGTAGCAGCACTGGTAGCAAACAATGTTAACAACCCACCTGTAGTTACAATAGCAGTTACACCATTGATGTTTAATGCATTAATATCAGCTGCCAATTGTGACACTGTGGTTTCGCTACCGCCCATGGTCACTGTCACTGTGTTGATAGTCAATGTACTACTGGCAGTCAATACTGGATTTGCCACTGTGCCTTGCAATGCAGGAACTGCATTTTGCCAAGCAGTGCTTCCAACTTGGAGCCATGTGTTAGTATTTCTATTAGAGTTACCGTTAACTCCACCTTGAGTTGATACTGCAGTGGCCTTGTACCATAATGCAATTCCAGTAGGAGTTGTATCAGTTGCATCAACAAATACCAATGCGTATTGACCTTGTTGACCAACAGAACTCAAAGGTTGTGCTGGGTTACTGCCACTAACTTGTGCTTCGTTGTTGATTATTATCAAATTTGAATCAATACTATTGAAAGAATTGGTTGCAGAGTTCAATGCATAAATTCCAAATTCAGTACTGGCCAAATTTAACCAATATGTACCATCAGCCACAGGTCCAACTGGACGTACACTAGTACCAACCAATTGACCAAGGTCAATATCAGCACGAATTGCATACAATTGGTTTGTCAAGCCCAATGCGCTGTAGGCTGTCAATAGTCCATATTCGTTTAACTCGCTGGCATTGATTGGTGTACCAGATGCATTGAGTTGGAATGTCGGTGTTCCTAGCGCAGTGATCAAGTCGCGCTGGCTAGTAAAAGTTTGTAATTTGCCAGCATTTGCTTTACTTGTACCAGTAGCGGCTGCACCGTTATAGGTTTTATCTTGTGCAGTGGCCAAAACAACCAATGGAATTGAGCCAACATTGCTGTTGACATATTGACTTTGATCGTTAATGGAAATTTGAATTCCTGGAGAAACTAGTGCCATGGTGATATTCCTTTAAAATACATGTTATAGTTATTTATAATAAAGGTATAAATTTGTTCGGTTACAGAAGCCTTTGCAAAGGTTTGGCTTAAATAATAGCATGCTAACACGTGAATTATGCCCTAGTT